TCACTCAAGGAAAAGATCATGGAACTTAACACCAAACTGGAAATTGAACGAAACAAGATCAATGTTCAACGAAGTTATATTTCCACTCTTGAGAAAAAGAATAACGAAGACAATGATGATAAATTGTCTCGTATAAAAGAACTTGAGGATATAGTACGAACTATTGATGCCAAAATTTTAATTGAAGGTATGCAAATTGGAACAGAAAATGCGGAGATAGATTCCTGCATTGTTAAAATAAAAGAAAGAAAAGAAAGATTGAAAGAAATTCAATCTCATTTATCAGAATTAAATAGTGTTAAAAAGACCACACAAAAACAAATTGAATTCTTTAAAAATAATTGTACATGCCCAACTTGTTCACAAGAAATCAGTGAACCTTGGAAAAAAGATAAAATTGTACAATGTAATTTAGAAATATCAAATACAGATGACAGCATTTATCAAGGCAATGAAATAGTCAAACAAATTGAAGAACATATAACTGCTCTCGAAACAAGTCTTGAAAATGGAAGACAAAGACAATCAGAATATAGAGCAGCACTCAGGGAGATTGAAAATTATAATAAAGAAATAGAAAAAATTAAATTGACTTTAAATAAATCTATTGTTGTTGATAATTTAGAACAGGAAAAAGAAAAACTAAATCAATTAGAGGGTGGTCTTAAGATTTTGGAAGATACTAGATCCGAAGAAACTAGTGATTTGATGTATCACGAACTAGCAAATGAGTTATTAAAGGACGGGGGAGTTAAGGCAAAAATTATTAAATATTATTTACCCTACATGAATAAATTTATTAATAAGTTTTTAACTTCTATGGATTTCTTTATACAGTTTCATATGGATGAAGAATTTAATGAGCAAATAAAGTCAAGACATCGTGATGAATTCAGTTATATGAATTTTAGTGAAGGTGAAAAAATGAGAATAGATCTTGCTTTATTACTGGCGTGGAGAGAAATTGCCAGAATTAAGAATAGCATAAACTGCAATTTATTGATACTTGATGAAGTTTTTGATTCATCTTTGGATACTGTTGGTATGGATGAATTGATGAAATTGTTGAAGATAATTAGTGATAAAGCAAATGTATATGTCATTAGTCATAAAGCAGATCAACTTATAGATAAATTTTCAAATACTATTGTATTTGAAAAGAAAAATAATTTCAGTAAGATGATAAATAATTGAGTATGAATACAGATAATCTAAATTTCAGAGGAAAGTTTAAACAGTATGATGCTGACGGTAATGTTTATATTTACAATATAGGAGATGTTGTAGAATATAAAGGGCAAAAGTATGCTGCCGTTCGTCCTACCTCTGGTACTACAGTTCCTGGTAATAGAACAAATGAAAATACATGGAAAGCGATTGCCGCTGGATCTGGATTTTATATACAGGATGATCCACCAGTGACACAGATTGCTGGTGATCGCTGGTATAGACCAACTACATCAATAATGTATACCTTAATAAATCAAGATAATAATTTTATTTGGGTTGAATTGTAATTTTATAGATGTTATAATAGGAGTTAATATGAACAAGGATTATGATCGTGACAGAGAAAAGAATCGTAAGCGTAAGGAATTTAAGTTAAAGTCTGTTGAGAAAAAAGAAAATATTTCAAAGAGAAATAAACTTAAACAAAATTTACGCGAATACATGAGCGGAACTCATGATGTTAAAGATTTTAGTGATGACGAATATTTTGAATGAGAAAATTATGAAACCTGTGACTTTTTCGAAAAATACATTATCAATACTTAAGAACTTTTCTAGTTTAAACTCTAATTTGCTTGTTAAACCTGGAAATACAATTAAAACAATTACTCCATCTAAGAATGGAATGGCAATTGCTTCTGTTGAAGAAAACTTTACAACAGAATTTGGTATCTGGGATTTAAGTAAATTTCTAGGAGTTATTAGTTTATTCAATACTCCTATCTTTGAATTTGGACAAAAAAATATGAAAATCAAAGGTAGTGGTAGTTCTGTTGTTAATTATTATTACGCAGAACCAAGATTGCTATCTGTTCCAACAAAAGATGTAATAATGCCAGAAGTAAATGTCAGTATTACTATGACAGAGAAGCAATTTATAGAACTCCAAAAAGCGGCATCAGTTATGCAATTATCAGATTTATCCTTTAAATCTGATTCTGGAACTATTGTTGCTATGGTATCTGATCTGAGTGATCCAACAAGTAACAGTTATAAGGTTACTGTTGAGGAAAAATATAGCGGACCAGAATTCTTGTTTAATTTTAAAATGGAAAATATTAAGATTCTTTCTGGAGACTATAAAATTAATTTTGCTAAAAATATTGTTGGTGAGTTTATTCACAAAGGAATGTCACTGACATACTGGTTTGCCATGGAAGCGAACACTTCAAAATATGGATCATAATGATGAAACCTGAAAATTTTCTGTGGGTAGAGAAATATCGTCCGCAGACCATTGAGGAGTGTGTTCTCCCCATGTCGCTGAAGTCAACCTTCAGCGACATGGTTGCTAAAGGGGAACCACAAAATTTACTTCTCTCTGGTACTGCTGGTATTGGCAAGACAACCGTTGCCAAGGCACTTTGCAATGAGATGGAGTGCGACTGGATTATTATCAATTGTTCAGAGGAAGGTAATATTGATACCTTACGAACAAAGATTAGGCATTTTGCCAGTACAGTATCACTTGACGGGGATAGAAAAAAGGTAGTAATACTTGATGAGTTTGACTATTCAAATGCAAACAGCATACAACCAGCGTTGCGTGGTGCTATTGAGGAGTTTGCAAATAACTGTAGATTTATTCTAACATGCAATTACAAGTCTCGTATAATTGAACCAATTCATTCCCGATGTACTTGTATTGATTTTATCATACCATCGGGGGAGAAACCAGCTATTGCTGCAAAGATGATGGAGCGTTGTTCCTTTATTCTCAACCAAGAGAGCGTAAAATTTGATAAGAAGGTGCTTGGACTTTTAATTATGAAGCACTTTCCAGATATGCGTAGGGTTCTAAACGAACTTCAACGATATTCTGTATCTGGATCAATTGATGTTGGCATACTATCATCAGTTGCTGAAATTGAGATTAAAAATCTTATGACTGCGCTTCGTAATAAGGACTTTGCTACTGTCCGCCGTTGGGCAGCGTTGAATGCTGAAGGTTCTCCTCAAGAAATTTATAGAAAGATCTACGATGCCCTTAGCGACCATCTGGAGAATCAGAGTATTCCAGAAGCAATCCTAGTCATCGCAGAGGCGCAGTACCGCTCTGCTTTTGTTGCTGACCAAGAGATTAATCTAGTAGCATGTCTTGTTCAACTTATGATGTCATGTGCTTTTAAATAAAATGCTTTCTGATTTTTTAAACTCCATTAATCAAACCAAGCAAAACTTAATTTCTAAAGATCCAAATTTAGAAAAAGAGTATGTTCCTTTTGTTATAAACAAGTGTCTGTCTTACTTTCCAGACACAATTTTTTATGCAAATAAGATGAATCAGGCATCTATTTTAGATAAGAAAATGCAATATGATTATTATTTGTACTCTGTATCCAAGAGAAAAAGATTTTCCAAGTGGATTAAAGCGGAAGAGGACAAGGATATAGAGGTGGTAAAGGAGTTATTTGGATACTCAGATGCCCGTTCTAGGGAGGTATTGGATCTTCTTCCAATGGAAGAACTGCGTTTATTTGTCCAAAAAGGGGGTCAAAAAAGATAAAAATATAAATATTTTCTGTCAATTATGGAGTATATTATGACCGAAGATATTTTTGAAGGTTTGGGTGTAGAAATAAAATTAAAATCAGAAGAAGACTTCTTGAAGGTAAAGGAAACTCTTACCAGACTCGGCGTATCTTCTAAAAAAGAAAATAAATTATATCAAAGTTGCCATATCTTACATAAGCGTGGAAGATATGCTATTATGCATTTTAAAGAAATGTTTATTCTTGATGATTTAGAAAGTGATATTACAGTCGATGATATCGCTAGAAGAAATACAATAGTTAAACTATTAGTTGAATGGGGATTGGTTTCGGCAGTTGATCCGCAAAGATATGCAGAACCACAACTGTCTCTCGCAAGACTTAAAATAATTTCCCACAAGGATAAAGACAATTGGGAATTGATACCTAAATACCATATAGGTAAGTGATGCTTTATTTGAAAGGTTTATATTATGGAAAAAGTTCAAGCAATTGGTGCACCATTTGAAATTTCCCATTCTTCATGTTCTGATCTGAAACCAAAAACATTTGAATGGACTAATGATGATTGTCAAATTAAAGTTTTTATAGACGGTCAAATTTTGCCTGGAGCAAAATATATTAAGAAACCAGGAGAAGTTAAAGTTGCATGGATATGCGAATCCAGAGCAGTATTTCATTCCATGCATGTTCCGCGCGATACATGGGAAAGAGTATTGGAATCTATATGTGATGCATATGATATAATTTTTACTTCTGAAAAGACTTTTCTTTCTGTTCATCCAAAAATACAATTTGCCTATGCTGGCAGCAATCTACCCTGGATTAAAAATGTTCCAGATGAAATAGAAAAAAGTAAATTAGTTTCTCTGATTGCATCTCCAAAAAATTTTACTTATGGTCATAAAATTAGACATGGGTTGGCAATAGAATTACAGAATAATGTAGATCTATATGGTGGAGTATTGAATTCAAAAAGAATTGAAGGTGTTGACCGATGGGATAAATCCAGTGGTCTTGTCGATTATATGTTTTCGTTTGTTATAGAAAATGATATGTATGAGACATACTATACAGAAAAACTAACAGACTGCTTTATGACCGCTACTGTTCCAATTTACTGGGGATCTCCAGATATTGGTAAAATTTTTAATACAGATGGAATGATTATTTTAACTAGTAAATTTGATATTAATACTTTAAATTATGATTTATATGAATCAAAATTGGAAGCAATACAGAACAATTATGATATTGTACAAGAATTAGAAATGGCAGATGATTACCTTTATGCTAAGATAAAGGAATTTATGGAATGATATATTTTTGTCAGGTTGATACCGATAGAGAAGATGCGTTGAAGCAAGTAGAGATACTTGAAAGATCATTTAATTCTGTTGGTCAATCTGGAAAATTAGTTATTGTTAAAACTGGAAATTACAAAGCAAAGTATCAAAAATTAAATTTAGATTTAAATTATCCAGTATATAAAAG